TGGAAGTTAGTAGACTTATTGTAGAATAATACTACACCACTTGCAGCACCTTGAGTTACTTTTAATACTGATCCTGTAACAAGGAATGTTAAGTTTGCACCACTTAATGTAGTGAAATCATTAATTACTGTTGTTGGATCGATTAAAGAACCAGAAGCAGCGATTGTACTACCAGAGATTTCAAAAGCACGAACACCGTTAGTGTCGATAGCTAATGAACCTGTGTTGAAAGTAACTTTAGTTATTGTACCATCAACCACTGATTGAGAGTAAGATTGGTTAAAGTTAACGTCTGCAAATAATGCAGGTGCGATTGTAGAAGAACCGGAAGCAATTGAAGCACTAAATTGGTTAATTGAATAACCAAAACGACCTTGACCATATAAACCACCAGAAGCTAAGTTACCGAAGCCGCTGTTAGCTGTTTGGTTTAAAGTACCGTATACTGATTGACCAGCTACGAAAGGCTTAGGAATACTAGATCCGTATTGGAAATCTAAGTAGAATACTAAACCAGCAGGTAAGTTCATTGGTTGAACTGAAACGAACTCTTTAGAAGCGATTTGACCGAAGATCTTACGAACTAACGGTAAAGCAACTCCAGCCCATTGTTCACCATTACCTGGTGTGAAAGTAGCACCGTTTGTAACGTTACCACCTGTTGATGATTGTTCCATCACTAATTGCTTAGCTTGGTTTTCCAAGATTGTAGCCATGTTGTTTCTATCGTAGTCTTTTAAACCCTCAAGTAAACCACTTTTAGCCCATTTCTTAGACAATTTTTGGCTAACACCCAATTGATCTTGGTATGGATTAGCGCTCTCTAATAGAGATTGTACTAAATTTGACATTGTAAAATGTATTTTGTTTTTTAAAATTATTATTTAATTCCAGCAAGTGTCTGCCATCTTGAATACAAGGCGTCAGTTTCAACAATCGGTCTAGCTGGAGCAGAGCCAATTGGTTTTGATGCAAAACCTACTGATTCTTTTAATGAAGACTTTTTAGTGTCTACACTAACTGATTCTAATAGAGTTTTGTATGTGTTTTCAACCTCTTTAACAGATGTTGCTCTGTCGAAAGCGTTGATAACTTTTGTTTTTTGAGATTCAGAAAGATTTTTAGCTTTAAAGATCTTATTAACATACATCAATTTAGCATTAAACAAGTTGATCTCGTTTAATTCAGTCTTGAGAGTTTTAATAGTCTTAATAGCTTCGTTAAGTTCTTTCTTCATTTCTTCAACTTTGTGAGTGTCAGCAGCTTTAGTAGTAATCTGTCCGCCAGGAATTTCTCCAGCAGCAGCACCTTCTTCAACTTTTCCTTCAGCTTCTAATTCAGCTAAGATTTCGTCTAATGAAATTTCATCATCAGTATCCATTTCAGCAGCGTCATCAGTACCTAAATCCATAGCTAAGTCAGTGTCAGCGTCTAAAGCAGCAGTGTCAGCAGCCATATCACCACCTTGTAATGTCATGAATACATCACGAATGATGTCTTTCAATTCACCTACAGTAATGTCTACAACTTCTTGTTCATCTGTTCCTTCACCCGCTTCCATGTCATGAGTCAAATCTTCGCCAGCTTCTTCTGCCTTATCGTCAGTTTTAGCATCTTCGTCATCTTCCTCAGTGTCATCGTCGTCAGCTTCGTGAATAGGAGCTTTCTCAGTGTAACTACCATTGTCATTACCGTGAGTAGTTTTAGCTTTCTCACTGTAACTACCATTGTCGCTACCATGAGTGGTTTTAGCTTTCTCATCATAACCAGCAGTTGTAGTAACTTGACCTTCTTCAAGGTCGCTACCATCCACGTCATCTTCTGAAAGAGCGTTTAATTCTGCTAAAATTTCATCCAATGTTGATTCTTCCATGTCGTGCATTTTTGCTTCTTCCATGTCGTGCTTTTTAGCTTTTTTCATGTCGTGCATTTTTGCCTCTTCCATTTTGTCATCGTCGCCTTCTTCGATGTTTTCAACAGTCTCTTGGAACATAGATTTAACTAGAGGTTCGAAGTGTTCTGCAAGAGTAGCTCTAGCTGATGCTAGTGAAGTCTCACGTACTGCTTTAGCATCCAAGATAGCCTGTCTGAACAGTTCTTGATTACTTTCCATTTGTAATTTTGTTTCGGGGGATTGCCTATTAGAGTAGTGGCAATATAAGTGTAATAAGAGAATAAAACACCATATTAGAATGATGTACCTTTATAAATAGCAAGAGCCCCTTGAGAAGGAGCCCTTTAGCGAAAATATTTTGTTTTTACTTAATACAGCAAACGCCGCTTTGGGTACAAATAATATCAGAAATTAATCTATTAATACTGTCTTGTTGTGCATAACCTTGTTGTGGATTGTAGGATTCATTTAGTCCTCCTACTGGTTTAACATAAGCACCATAAGTACTTGGAGTTGAAACGAAATCCCAACAAATTAACTCTAAGTCATCTTCAACTTGAACAAGACCTTCCCCTATTGCTGTAACAGATCCCATTGCTCTTGAACTAACCCCGACACTAATACCTGCTAAAAATAATTCTCTTAATATATTACCTGAAGGAGTATCTAAGATTTCAAACTCACCATATAAATCTTTTCCTTCCCACCACATTCTTGTAATGTTATGACAAACATTCTTTAAGTTTATGATAGAAGTCTCTGGATGATCTAATTCACCTAAAGCTCTTTTCTCGGCTACTGGACCCTCTACATATAAAGCTACTTGCTTATATAAGGTATTATAATCGTAAATACGCTTATTTGCATTTGGTTTATCGGCAGCTTGTACCTTGCCTGATACTAAAAATTTAGACTTTGGGTTTACTCTAGCCTCGCTTAATTGCTTTGGCATAGGCGTAAATGCTAAATACTCTATTAGAACTTCTTTATTCATTATTTGCGGATTATGTCTACTGTATCACCTGCTTTTGCAGCTGGCATTTTTTGTTGAACAATCTGATCTACTTGAGTACCTGTTGCTGTTTTTGGTACGATTAAAGCTCTAGTCTCTCTTACAGTTTTCATTAACTTCTCTTTCAAGTTTTTCATTTTCTCTTCTCTATCTTCGTTTACTGTACCTAATTTAGCTTCTAGATCAGCTATTATCTTTTTATACTTCTCTGGTATTTGATCTGCTGGTGTTTTAGCGAAAGCGTTCTTTAAGAATTTTAATTCTGATTGATCTATTGCTTGATCAGCCTTTATACTATGCGGATCATTTGGCTTAGCTTCATCAACAGGCTTTTGTTGATCTTCAGGAATATGAGCTTTCGGTTTAGCCCACTCATCAGAAGTGTTTGTCTTAGCTGCTTCTTCTTTCGGATTAGGAACGTCTTTCTTAGTTAAGATATTGCCTTGAATATGATGAACTTCACCTTCGTCAGTTTTTACTGTTGCAGTATCGCCGTCCCATTCTGTAATCTCACCTACTAAGGAGTTATCTTTTTTTTTAACTCTTGCACCTACATTAAAATGCTCATGCTCAGGATTAATTTTACTCATTTCTTGCATGATATGCTCTCTTAAGGCTTGTACCTTCTCCTTACCTGGAACTTCCATTACCTTTGCAATACCTTTAGCTTTCTTAGGAGTTTGAGTCATTTGCGTAATACCTTTACCGTTCTTAGCCTTTCTTCTTTCTTTCTTTCCTAGTGAATCTTCAGTGTTACTTTTAGCATCTTTCTTAATAACTCTCATCTCGTTAGGCTTATCAACTAAATTACCTTCTTTTACTTCTTTCATCTTTAAGTCCTCGTCCATAGCCTTTACAGCTTTGAAGTTAGCCAATTGAAGTTGCTTGTAAGCATCAGGATCTTTTAAGATAGTATCTACTACTTTCTTTCTAGCCTTAACATAAGCTTCATCAGTAATTTCTGGCATTTGAGCTAATTCATATTGAATACCATGATATACTTGATAATAATTTAATTGATCAATACCTGGTGCTGGAGGAGTTTCTGCATTTGGGTTATGTCCGTAAACACCTTCTGGCTTTGCAGCCTCAGATATAATACGCTTTCCTTTTAATATCTTAACAGAATCATCATAAGATGTTACTGGAGATACATACTGAGGGAACTGCATACGCACATTGCGCATGAAGTTCGATTTGGACATTTTACCTTCTAAGAGGTCTGTATACTGTTTTTGTATATTTTTCATACTAATAAATAGTTTATCTTCCTTGTCCGCGGTAAGCTTTTGGCCTTGGACTGTGTTTATTGAAACTCTTTTGTGCTGAACCTACTTTCCTTTTACCGAATGAAACTTTGTTGCTGTTTCCAGCTGACTTAGCCTTTGCCATTATTTGAGACCTTTTACTTTTGTATAAACTTCGACAACCTTTGAATGAATTTTTTCGAAAACCTTCTTAGTATTATGTTTATATTCTACTGTTGCTTCACCTTCTGAAAGATCTTGTCTCATTTGAGAGGTAAATTCAAGTAGTTTAGTAACTTCTTCTAGTTTGTGATTAATCATTTTAGCGGCTTGATGCAATTGATCTGATTTAGGTCTCATTGCAGCTTCTCTTTTAAATTGAGAATAGGCTCTAGATTCTTCTAAAGCTTCTTTCCATAGCATATCTACGTCGATGCTTTTCATTTTCTTTCCTGCTTCTTGAGCACTTGGTGCTTTAGTAAATCCAACACTAGAATAAGCATTAAGGTTTTTAGAACCTTGACTGTTCGTCTTTGAAGGCTCACCAGCAAGACGCGGTGCATCTTCGTCTATAGCTCCTGAAAGTCTTTTATATCCCCACATTGCAAGTTTACGAATCATTTCGATATCGTCTTTTGCAGTAAAATCAAAATCATCTCCTACTCCGTAGTAGCTTCCGTCTGGTTTAGCATAAATTTTAACTGTTCCGCCTTTCTTGTCATCGTATATTGCTATTTCATCGTCTTCGAAAGTTCCTTCTTGGTACTTCTTCTTTCTAGTGCCTGCAGCATACTGTTCACCATTACCGGGAGTAAAGGTAGCACCATTTGTTACACCGCCGCCAGTTGTAGAACCGCCAGCAGGAGCTGCAGCTGCGCCTCCGTCCTCAGACAGACCTAAAGTTTGCTTCATGATTTCGATAGCTCTTTCAGGTTGGATTAATCCTTTTTCGATAAGTGCAAGAGTGAATTGAATAAGCTCCTCGTCAGCGCCTAAGCTAGTCATAGAATTTTTCAACCAATCTTGATCTACTTCTTCACGTAAAAATTGTGTAGCAAATTGATTATTCATTATTTAGTAGCTTTTAACTCGCTGATTAACTGGTAGTATTGCATTAAGCCAATAAGTACTTCGTCTTTAATAGACTCGTTAGGACTCATAGGTTTGATGAAATTTAAAACTTCGTTTAATTTAATTTGAAGAACTCTATCTTTTGTAGTTGCTTTTAAACCTGTAATTTCGGTCTTAACTTCTAACAATTTAGTATTTAAGTAAGTTCTTAGCTTTTTAGTATCAGAAATACTATTAATATATTCCTTTAGTAAATCTCTTTGATCTTCAGATAGACCTGAATACTTATCGTTAAATTTTTCTACTAAGATCCTATAAGCTAACACTCTAATTTCTTTATCTTCCTTCATAAACTCCTCTACTACCTTGGAAGCTACCTTCCTTTCAGTTAAAGATTCCTTAGTAATATGTTCAAGAAGAGTTAACTTATTGGTAATCAATTGCTTTGTATCAGAAAACTCTTTAGAGATTTGATTCTCAATAAGAGTATAGATAGAAGCATAAATCTTGTAAGCCTCAATTTTTGCTTTAAAGAAATTATCAAGATCGTAATGCTTCTTAATCTCTTTAATTAAGTTGTACTTCTCTTTATCCAACTTATCTCTGTCAAGCTTCTTGGCTTGTTCAGTAATAGTGCTTACTAGGATTTCAGCCTTATTTTCGTTAAGTTTTGGTGCGTTTAACACAGTACTGTAAAGATTGTACTCTTTTCCTAACTCTGTGTCTGTAAAGTACTTCTTAAATATCTTTACGGCTTTGGGATCTGTGTTTGACATTAGATCAGACGTTGCTTGTCTGACTAGGAGTTCAAAAAGTATCCCTGTGTTTTTATATTTGCTATGTTTGATCATTACTATTTAGCTTACTAATAAATATCAACGTGTTATATTAAATCCGAGTCTGGTTTAATACGGTCTTCGTTAAGTAATTGGCTTGGTTCTTCGTACAGATTTACCCTCTTTCCGTCGAATAACTTCTTAAGAGATTCTTTAGTTTGAAGGAAAGTAGCTGTAGTTGCAGTATACCCCTCTTTTAAAGATAATGGACTTCCGCCATGGAACTTATGTCTCAATGAGTTACCGCCTTCCCCTGTATTTGGTTTAGATTTTAAATCATATACTCCCATTCTATCTCTTCCTAAAGGATCTTCTGCTGTATTAATCAAAGAAACCTTACTCTCAGGTCTACCTGGAAGTTTAGTTGGTTCTGAAGGATTCTTTTCGTTATATCCTTGAGGAACATTTTCGCCAGAAAGAGGTGCTGTACCGTATCCACCGTACATTGAAGCAATTTGATGTGGTGTACCATATGCTGCTCCAGATTCAGCTGGATCATTTCCTTCCTCTTCGATTTGTTTCATGCGGAACATTCTCTTCTTATCTTCAATTACTAAATCACGATATTCATCAAACTCCTCTTCAGAGAATTGGAATAATTTATCATAAATCCAGTCTGTAGGTAAGAAACTATTTTCCATCATTTGTGCTGCTAAATCCATTTTCTCTTTCATTAGAGCCACTCTCTCTTGTTCGTAAATAATAGAAGGAGTAGTTAAAGCAAGATCGAAATTAGTTAATGATTCATCATCGTAACCGTGTGCATATAAGTGTACCAATGCAATCTTAGTTAATTCTGAAATAACGATACGTTGAATTCTCTCAATAGTACGTGCAAAACGAATATCTTCTGCAGCAAGGGTGGCCTTACCTGTCAAATCCTTCTCATATCCTAAGAAAGCCTTAGGGATTTTCAATGCAGCAAATAGCTTGTTAAGAAGGTAGTTAATATCTTCAATCCCGTTGTATTCCAAAGGCGGAGCATTGTCTATCCTAGTGGATTGATCATTACCACGTACAGGAATGAAGAAGTCTTCAAGCATATTCTGTACATTGTAATTTAAATTGTATTGGCCAGTTTTACCATCAACAAGAGGAGTTTTCTTCATCTTATTGATCATACGTTGCATGTAGTTTTCTACCTCGTTTGGAGGAATAGCTCCTACGTTTACATAGAAGATTCTTCTTTGAGGTGCACGAGTTAATCTATGAATTAACATCGCATCTTCCATCAACACATATTGCTTATATAATCTACGGCCTGGTTCTAAATAAGAACGGCCATAAGGTAGGTAGTTGATATCTCCGATTAGTCTCAAATGAGCCATCTCGTAGTTATAAAACGTAATACCTAAATCTGTATTTTGATAAGAAGTAGAATAACCCGCAGTAGCACCTAATGCAGCTGTTGGATCATATTTAAAAATTACCTCTGATGGGTTTCTTGGGTTAGTACCTTCTAGTCTTACAATGTTATAGGCTGAAAATGGTATTACATTATATACACCGTACTTTTCTGCTACTTCAAGCTTAAGAAAGAAGTCACCGTACTTACACATATTTCTAATCCAGAACCATAAATTGAATTCGACATTCAATACATCGTAGAAAAGACTGTAAAGTATTTTTTGAATATTCTCGTCCGAAGATCTAATTTGAACTACATCTCCTTGTGAGTTTTTTAAGGTACACTCATCAGCAATAATGTCTAACGCAGAAGCAATAATTGGATCTGTGTCCATAGCCTCGTAATCGGCATAGATTTGAACACGGGCTGATTGATAGTTCTGTGCTAAATTTAAATTTACACCATAAGAGGTAGAAGTCGTATAAATACGGTTAAAACGATCGACAAGTGCGTTGGTTTGCAATACACCGTCTACCTGAATGTTGTCTACATCTACTGTTTTTAACTCTCCGCCATCATTTCTGATAATAACATCAGTGGAGAATAACCTTTTTAAGGTTGAGAACAGATTTCTCTGCGGTTGTTGTTTTTGTTCTTCTGCCATATCTAATAAATATCTTTGTTATAATAACCAAGTAATATCATCGTAGCTATTGCCTGCTGGCATTTGCCATGGATTTTGTTGGTTAGTGTAGTTTCCGCCATTATATACTTCAAATCCTCCGTCACTGCTTCCTCCTGTTTTACTATACCCATTAAGACTTGCATAGGTTAAATCCATAGCAGTTTGTCTAAATCTAATAGCTGTATCACGAAGGAATAATCCAATGAACCAGGACATTACTAAGTCGTCATTATATCCTTGAAGGGCTTGTGCTTTTGCATCTCCGTCTGTCCTTCCCTTCCAAATAAACACTCTTAATTCATCTAATAACCTTTGAGATCTAATCACCACTTGTTTCTCGTGTATAAAAGATTTTGCTTTATCAATTACAAGAGGTCTAGTTTTTGAGGTAGTTCCAAAACCCGGAACCATTCCATCTCCTCTATCGAACTTGCTTACATATAAGTCAATTTGTGTACCTACTAATTCTGATTTAGGTGAATAGTATAAATTGGTATAGCCTATTTCTTGAATAGTAGTTACAACATCCCATCCAATATTAGCATTCTCTACAACCAGTAATGCATTGTTCCACTCTACTGCTGTTGCAACTAATTTACGTGAAAATTCTTTTGTAGAAATATGTTCCTTATATTCAGCTACCTGTACCATTGTATCTACTTCCATAACATGAAAAGTAGAATAATCTGCTCCATCACCTCTCGCTACATCGGCCATAACTATATAAGTCTTCATCGGGTCTGGATAATCAAATAACCAGTACACCTGTCCAATATCTCTCTTCTCTAAAGGCTCTCTTACAGTATTTAATTGATACCAATTTAAAATCTCAGGTTCAATAACTGTATTACCTGATGTACTAAAGTCGCAATCACACTCCTGTGCAGCAGCTCTTATACCTAAGTCTTTAGTTTGCTGCTCACGCCATTCTGGATTACGTTCTGGGTGTACAGTCCACGGTAGGCTTATTGGTGTAAAATTATTCTCGTCATTTTGTGCACGTACGAATTGTTTGTGAAACCAATTACCAACACCATTAGGTGTAGATAGAGCAATACAACGACCTCCTGTTGCTAAGGTTTGTTGAGCGGCAGTAAAGATGTCTTCAATCCTATCAATAAACGCAGCCTCATCTATTACTAGTAGTGATACCGCCTCTGAACGTGCAGAGTCTGTTGCTGCCGATACAGCTTTAATTTGCGAACCATTTTTTAATCTTAAACTTAATCTATTATGTTCCAATACTGGAAGTTGCATCCAAGTTGGCAGGTTATCGTAAGCAAACCTTACTTTAGTTACCATGTTCTTGGCAGTAGCTTGAGTGGTTGCAAGTACAAGAATGTTTTTATCTTGTTCAAATAACATCATCCATAAAGCAAAAGCAGATGTTAAAGTAGAAATACCTAACTGTCTTGACTTATTAATTATTGTGTAGTCGTGCCTCTGTAAAAGACGTAAAACTTTTTCCTGGAAAGGATATAAGTTAAAGGTCATTCTCCCTCTAGTAGGGTGTTGAATGGTGTAATACTTCTTCATGAAGTATACAGGATCCTGTTTGCATTTAATAAGCTCCTGCTTTATAGCATCACTTATATTTACTTTGGACATTGTGTGTTGTTTATAACCTACTACCCGATATGATCGTCTGCAGTCATGTCGTCGCTGTCATCGACAGTAACGTTCATAGCCTGATCTAAGTCGGCTCGTAGTTTTTTAATTTGCATCGGTATATTACCGATTGCTTGCTTATACTGGTCAAGTCCAATTACATTACCCTTTAATTGCATAAGCAATTTATCTTTTTGTGCTTCTAGATCTTGTAATTGAGCTTGTTTCTTATGAATGCCTGTTAAAGAGTCAGCATTCTGTTTAACATCTCTTGTAGTAGGTTCTTTTTCGAATTCATCACCTCTATCGTTTGCATCAGGCTTATCCCATTCTCCTTCTGGTTCTTCTTCGCCTCCTTCGTCGCCAAACATTTCTTCATCATTGCCAACTGACATGGTTAATCCAGTGTTATCATCTTCTGCAACAGGAGCTGTTGAAGCTTTGCTTCCTATATTGAAAAATTCTTTAAGGTTAAGTTTCATATTAATAATTTACTAATAAATAGTTTAGTAATGATTATCAAAAGACATTGCATCGGCAACGGGAATGGCTTTATGTTGATTTATTAAGGATTTCCACTCGTTCTTAGAGTATTTAATGCCAAATAGGTAATATTCCGGTGTTTTTATTTCGCCCTTTACATAAACTACTGCAGGTCCTTCTGTAGAATGCATTTTTGCTACCTGTCCTGTAGTTTCCATGTAAGTAATTATCTTACCGCACAGAGTATTAATAGTTTTTATCGTGGTATGTGTTCTCATATTGGTTTATTTAACAGAAAATAACGAAAATATTTCGTATTTCCAACAAAAAACCTGGCTTTTTTAGGGCCAGGCTTAGGAACTATAATACTGAGACTATAGCGGGGCATTATTTTTACGATTCAGTTTCTTCAGCTGCTGTCTCTTCTGGTGTTGGTGCTTCTTCTGCTGTTTCAGGCTTTTCGCCTGCTACTGTTTCTTCTCCTTCTGCACCTTCTGTTTCAATTGGATTACCCATTGAAAGTAATCTAGCAATTGCATTTGTAGCTCTTTCTCTTTCACCTATAGTTTGTAAGTAAAATTTCTTGCCTGCTACAGATGCTTCATAAGCCTTACCTAAAAAGGTTAGAGTGAAGTATTGACCGTTATGTAAAACAATTTTAAAGGTAGTTGGCTTAGGAGCTACAATATAAATACCTGTAACATAGTCTTTAAACGCTGGAGTCATTAACATCTCCAAGGTCTTTTGCAGAGTTGGATACTTAGTTAACAAGAAGTTAATTGGGTCGTCTTCAAAAGACTGTACATTAGGTTCCATTCTCTCAACTTCCCTGAGTATTAATTTTTTTATAATGTCTCTGTTTGTCATATTATGATAATAATGCGTGATATTCTTTGAAATGTTTAATACGATCTGGTAATCCTATTGTTCCTCCATTTACTCTTTTAGTAACTTTAGTTACAACTAAATCAGAAGCTCCTTCATCGGCCATTATATGCAATTTGTTCTTATTAAAGAACCAAGCTGCTGATAATAATGCATATTTTTCTGCAACCCATTGTGGATTAGCAGTAAGATCTTCATTAATTGCTTTACCAAATGCTGTGTAATTATCCTTACCGGTTAATTGAATATAACCACGGCCACAGTACTTAGCTCCATCACCTGTTGATTCAGCGCCGTTGCCCATCCTGTTACCGTAAACCAAGTTAGCAATTTTTTCAGGCTTTCTTTCATATTCTTTTGCTTTTACTTCTGTTGGAAAATATTTTTTAAATATACCTTGAAGACCTTTAGCAGAATAATTTAAATTTTCTTTCGTTAATCTAAATCCACCTGATTCATGTCCACATTGTGCAAGGAAATGAGCAAGACGCAAAGGAGTATTGATTTCGAACTTCTGCATTACGCCAGGAATTTGTTCAATTACCTTATCAGGTATATGTCCTTTTAATTTATCTAAGTTCATAGGTTTTATCTTTTGATATTCTTCCACATTGCTGCTGCTGCGATCTTTTGTCCCTTCTCACCGCCGCCTGCTGCTTGTGCTACTTTCTCAAAACCTTTTCCTTTCTTACCAATATCTTTACCTGCTTGTGCTTTTTTAACTACAGCAGACTTTTTTTCTTTACTTAATCCTGCAGATGGTTTCTTAGCTTCATATACATTATCTTCCATCTCATAATCATATCCAACCTCTCCAATAAACTCGTGTAATTCTTCTAATGCTCTTAAAATCCCTACTTTATCTTGAGTTGGAATATTTGAATTAGTTGAAATATTATTCATTAAATTATCTACTGCATTATCGGCTCTTTGAATTTTCTTCATATCAATACTTTCATTCATAGTACTGAAGCCTGGTCCTGGCTGTTGCATCTCTGTAGACTTTCCTGCCATATAT